ATATACTATAGAAGACCCGTTCAAACGGGTCTTTTCCGAGTGGGTTGGGAAAGTATTTTCCCGAACCCCTATATATTAAGCGTACGATGTGACCTAAGTCACACTCTCCGAGGAGTACTAAAAGTACTCTGAGGGGGGGTATTAAATATAACAGAAAATTATTATGGGAGTATATATACATAATACCTCGCGGTTTTAAAAAACCACGGCTCAAATCATGCGCTTTCAGCGCTTATTCTGGCTTTATTTATTCTTGGCGTTAATTGTTAATGAGCAACTATCTGCATGGAGAATCTTTAAATGAATTAGGGGGGAATAAATAAAATAAATCTAGGGGAAAGAGATAGGGGAAAAGTAATTGAATCTTCAACTATCTATCCGCGCCATTCGGCTAACCGAACGCGCTCACGCTCACGCGCCCGCCGCTTTCCTTGCGACACGCCCAACCCCTAGACCTTCCCCGATTAGGTGAAAACTGGTTCATGCATTACAATAAATGCATACCGAACAACACCGTTCGGCTAACCGAATAGAAAAGGAACTACCCAAATGGCAACAACACCAAAGCAAGCAAAAGCACCAAAGCCAGCACTATCAGCACCAAAGATTAAAAGCGCTTGGATAAAGGTATGCGACACATCCATCAAGAGTGAGAACGAAATCGTGAAGGCGATTGAAAATCTCTCATCCGTCATGGTTTTGGAATCTCGCTTATCTGTTGCAGACCAAAAGCGATTTATCAAAGGCCTTGAAGGAGAAGGCGCTGTGTCTTCATTCGTGAAATCAAGCCATGCGCCAGCGCTTCCAACATGGTCAAAGTTACGCGCTCTACATGCTGATTTCTGCTCACTACCTATCGCAAAGCAACTCTCCACCGCGTCTGCCTCGTATGACCTTCTAGGCGCTGGCAAAGGTGAGCAGATTAAGTCACTAGATGCGCTCACTACCGAAATCTCAAGAGAGCGCAAAGAGAAGGCAAGCAAGGCAAAGGCAAGCAATGGCGAGACACCAAAGGCAAAGGCACCAAAGTCCAACGCCGAAACCTTGAAATCTATCCTCGCTTACATCACCGCGCTAGACATGGCGGAACTTACAGACATTGAGGAAGGCTACATCGCCGAAATTGAATCAACTATAAGTTACAAAATGGCAAGCGCATAACCAAAGAGAATAGCCTCACCCCTTCGGGGGTGGGGTTATTTTTTTGCCCAAAAAATCCGACACAAACCAACACAAACTATTAAACGAACGATGGCTGGCGCCGACCTGCGAATGATGAGTGCCACCGAACTATGTCACGTTCGGCTAACCGAACACCATAGACAAAAACCTATTTCGATGCTAGACTTATGCCTATCAGCAAGGCTCACGCCTTATTGAAAACCTAATAACCGTTCGGCTAACCGAACAGAATGGAGATGGACATGATTGACCTAGAACTAAGCGCACACCTTGAAGTTCAGACTAACATTCTGAATGAGAAGCGTGCAGAGCGTGAACGACAAGAGCGTGGCATCAAAGCCATGCAGGAAGCAACTAACAAGGCTTGACCCAAAGTTAGTTCGCTGGTAAAATTAAGGTATTAAGCGGATAGCCTAGTCTATGAATTTGGGCATACGCTAGGCTGGTGGCTCACTCTGGTGATTGTGGATGCAGGTTCGATTCCTGCGGTGAGCGCGTGATAACAAATTGTTATCCTGTTCGGCTAACCGAACGAACTGAAAGGTAAGTAAATGGAACTGTTCAACCTAGAGATAAGCAAGTGGGGCATTGACTTGCAGACATACTTTGGTGATGTGTACCTGTATCACCGAGCATGGATAACAGTGCTTGCTATTGTTGTTGTACTTCGTGGGGCTAAGTTAATCAGGCAGGCGGTACGATAATGTACCCAACGGTGGATGAACTTGTAGCCAACGGTATTTCCGACACAAACTTATGGGAATCCCGTCTCGACTACCAACTTGTCCAAGAAATTCTAGGCCATGACCTCTCAGAAGATGAGTGGTTAGAACTTGTGGATGCTTTGGATGATGCCGTATTCCAAATTGTAATGAGTTTTCAGAGATGATTACCGTCACATTTAGCGATGCTGAGGCGAACCTAGTGCGACAAGCGCTAAGGGCTGAGCATGACCGCATGGTGAAGCAAGGGTATGCAGGATTGGCCAAAGTAGTGGATAGCGCCAGAGATACCATGTCAAATGCCATGATTGACAAGAACCTAGTTGCAAAGTAGACTATGCTTATTGCAAATCGCAATGAGTTCGATTATTCGGCTAACCGAATGAGAAGGGAAAGAAAATGACAGATGAAGTTGATGATGTTGTAGTATTCAGTTGTTCAGTATGCGAATACGAAACTGATGAAGATAACCTAATCACGACAGAATGGAACGACATAGTTTGCAACGATTGCGTTCAAGTTTGCCAGCGTTGCGATACGATAGGTTCCACCAATGATAACTTCAACATGGTAGATGGCAATCATCTATGGTGTGAAGGCTGTGTAGATAGAATCGCATCTTGGTGTGATTCATGTGCAGAGTACAACTCTGACGGCTCATCTTATGTCTCAGATAGAGGTGAGTACTGGTGTGGTGGTTGCCTAGACGGTGCTTACTATTGTGAGGATTGCGATGAATGGAATAATGAAGGGTGCGATAGATGCTCAGAGGATACTTACAATGGCAATCGTATTGTCCATGACTATTCATACCGACCTGATGCTATCTTCCATAGCACCAAGAAGGATGAGCGCCTATTCTTTGGCCTAGAGATAGAAGTAGAAGGCTGGGAAGACAGGTCTGCCTCAGCCATGCACGCCTATCAACTAGAAGGAATGGAGTTAGCCTATCTAAAGCATGACGGCTCTCTCAATGACGGCTTCGAGATAGTCACACATCCTATGTCTCATGACTTCTTCAAGAATGAGGCTACCGATTTATGGACAGTGCTAGAAGATTTACGCAGTAAGTCTGGCATGAGAGTTAAGTCATGGAATACCCGTACTTGTGGCTTACACATTCACATCTCACGCACTGGGTTTAATGGTGGCGCACACATGCACCGCTTTCTTAACCTTGTCTATTCTAACCCTCAGTTCTACTCGACCTTAGCAGGTCGTGAGTCTGACCAATGGGCTAAGTTCACTGACATCTATCAGTCAGAATACAAGCGCGATGAAAACGGTGAGCGTATCTGGGACATGGATAATGGATACGTTGTTGACCGTAAGCGTACCTTCAAGCACAAGTTAAGTACAGACCACAATTCAGACCGCTATTCAGCAGTAAATACCAACAATCAAGCAACACTAGAGATGCGTATCTTCCGAGGTAGCATCAACGGTGACACCATCAAAGCCCATTTAGACTTAGCACATGCCAGTGTTGAGTACACCCGAACTCTTACTGTGCAAGACATCCAACAAGGTGCGCTTAGTGCAGACAACTTCATGTGGTATGTATTTCAGAATGAGACACTATACCCAGAACTTTCAGCCCGTATAGATAGACTAGTCGTTCGGTTAGCCGAACAGAATGTGAGTGCATAATGTGTTTACTAGTAGTAGCATCACCTAACTCAACACCTAAGAAGAAAGACTTAGAGTGTGCATCATGTAACAATCCGCATGGCTTCGGCTTTGCAGTAATCACGCCCAATGGCATTGTCACTGGTCGTGGTATGTCAGCCAAGAAAGTAATCAAGCAGTTCCTAGAAGTACGTAAGGAGTTTCCAGACAATTATGCTATGTTCCATGCTCGCTATGCTACGCATGGTGTCAAGAATGAGGATAACTGTCACCCGTTCAAGGTGCCTTATGATGCTACCTTTGCACCAGATACTTACCTAGCACACAATGGCGTGCTTGACATCAACATCAGCGCAGGAGATAGACGTAGCGATACGCGTATCTTTGCAGAGGATACATTACCTGCTATGGGTGGTGTCACTGCACTAGATGACGACCACGTATGGGCTATGGTTAGCAAGTGGGCATTAGGTAGCAAGATTGTAATCTTTACTCTAGACCCTAACGCTAAGGAGACTTGCTACATCATCAACGAAAGTGCTGGTCACTGGGACAATGAGGGCATGTGGTGGTCTAACTCTACCTATAAGCAATCAGGTTGGTCTACTTATCTAGGTACACCTAGCGACACGCCAGCCTATGACAACCCATCAGTCTACGTAGACAGTGAGTGTATCAACTGCCAAGCCATTCCATTCGAGGATGCTAATCCTTACTACTGTGAGATGTGCATGTCATGTTATGATTGCTCTGGTATCTATTCAGATACATGCCTATGCTGGACACCAGAACAAGATAGATACTCATACAACAAGAAAGGTTCGGTTGCTCGTTATGATAACTACTTCGGATTCTAGTATTCGGTTAACCGAACAGCAAAAATCCAACACAAACTTATGAGAGGAAGCCATGACTACAGAACAGAAAGAACAGTTACGAGAAGTACTTATAGACTATCTACAAGTACTTACAAGCACGACGGGACTGTACAAATCCGAATACGAAAAGATACAAAATGCACGTATAGCACAAGTCCGATTACTACTAAGGGAGGTAGCATGAGTTACGAGCCACGATTAGATGATGACATAGCACTAGGGATAGAACTGGAAGAAGAAGAGGACGATACGGGAGAACCAGATAGGATGTGGGGAGATGATTAGTCAACTAACTGGAGGCCTATGTACTCTGGATGATAATCCTGATGCGTGGTTTCCCACGATAGGTAACGGCAACGTTACTACAATGACACAGCGAGCACTTCCAACGATTAAGTATGCTATTGGCGTATGCAATAGATGCCCTATCAGTGAGACGTGTTTAGAAGAAGGTATGAAGCCCGAGAACCTTGCTCATGGCATTTGGGGTGGCTTACTATCTGGACAGAGAATAGCAATCGCTAAAGAACGAGGGCTTGACTATCGCGTTGACCCTTACAATACAGGCAGGAAGGTTGGACCTAGATATACAGATGAAGTGGGGCCTAGTGGCAAGGTAACCGCTGACGAAGAAGAAGCATCAATGATATTCTTGAACAGGGTTAGACCTTACTTGGAGGTGTAATATGTACAAAAAGATAGCACTCTTGCTTGTCATTCTTTTAGTGGTAAGTTTTATGAGTCGTTCGGCTAACCGAATGGAGCAGAAGATAACACCAGCAAGAGAATGGCAGATTGCAGACAGTAAAGCCTATGCTAATGATGTAGTGCAAGCATGGGCGGATAATCAGTACCGATGTCTTCATAAGTTATGGACAAAGGAATCCAACTGGAGGCATCAGGCATACAACAAGATAAAGGTGATGGGCAAGAACGCTGGAGGTATACCTCAGGTTTTAGGGATGGACCCTAAGACTCCACCGCCATTACAAATTGACAGGGGCTTTGCATATATCATGCACAGATATGGCACGCCTTGTATGGCATGGAAATTTCATCAAAAGAATAACTGGTACTAATGCCTACATATGATTTCAAATGTAGTAAATGTGGTGCGACGAGAGAAGTATTCATCCACCATAAAGAATACGAGAAGTATGTCGTAAGGTGCGATACCTTAAATTGTTACAAACCTATGGAGCGTATCTTCTCAGCACCAGCAATTAAGTTCAATGGCTCAGGGTTCTACTCGACAGGAGGATAGATGACAGAAGATGAGATGCAAGATTTACAGGCAAGCATCAAGGAAGGCATCGAAGAATACTTTGAGGCGTATGATTGGGATAGCAAGTTCAAACAATACTTGGAGGAGCGATGAAAGATAGCAACTGGGACCTAGACCTTAGGTCAGGCATAGAAGGTGAGAGTAGGATTGCAGACTTACTACACCTAGATACAGTAGAAGTTAAAACAGATAGACGATGGGTGGAAACTGGCAACCTATACATAGAGACAGAGTGTTACTATCAAAACGATAGTGCTTGGAAACCATCAGGCATTAGAGTTAGTAAGGCTACGCACTGGGCTTTCATGCTAGAAGATGCTGCACTTATTGTACCCTTGCATAGGCTTGCAGAATATGTATACAGTTCTGGTAAAGCAATTACCTGTGACATACAACCCAACCCATCAAGGGGTTATCTAATTAAGGCTAGTGGTTTAATAGAGTATATTAAGTATGCTCGCGCTAACGAGATTGCAGAACATGAAGAACATGAAAGATGGGTGAGGTTTGGATAAGGAAACGTTAATCGGATTCCTGTCCTTGTTCTCTATCTTCATTACTGTCGGGTTCATCTTGCCCTACTTGTTCTGTTTCGTCTTTATCTAGATAAGAACGGAAACCGCCAAGCCTAGTGATGAGTTTTTTAATTGCACGATTATGTCTCATACGTGCAGCATCATCACTAGGTAAGGCGAGTTCTTCTGCAATACCAGCATACGATAAAGAGTTTGCATACTTGTGGTAAAGAATATGTTTATCCTCTGTATTTAATTTCAGATATGCAGCCTTAATCTCAGCCATCATAGCCATCATATTGCCACCCTCTGCTGGAGCAGACGGCTTGCTAGGCATACCTAAGTTAAGCACTGGAGCATCTGTTACATCTCCACGTAGTATTGAGGGAAGCAAGGCTTCAACAATCTCTGGCTCATAGAAGTATAAATCAGAAGGCTCATAGCCTAATGACTTAGCCTTCCAGTATTGGCAATAGTCCAATGCTTGGTTACGTAGTGAACGATACAATAAGTTCTGAGCAGACTTCTTGCTGAATGCTTCCCACTCTGTCAACTTCCTAGGATGCGACACAAACCATTCATAGAGCGACTGCTTGATATCTTCGCGTGCGACCATTGTATACTTCTTGCTGTATTCATCAGCAACATGTGCAACAATGTAATCCCACGGTTCAATGCGGTCCCAACTGACTACCATCTCCAAGTTTTTCCTTCTACTGTAAATGAATTGTTTACGATAGGTACAAGTTGTGGAACAACTGTCTTACCATCAACATGCAAGATACCGAAGCCTTGTTGCCATGTAAACAACCCTGCCTTGATATATTTTGCATTACGATAATCCATTAAGTTACCAAGTTCTAATCCCCAAATAGTTTTAGGTTTACCACCACGATAACTTTGAGTATGATGTGTCAAACCCATGCGATGCGTGTGACCACACACTACGCTCATACCTGAGCGTTTCGCTAGACCCAATGCGGTAGCACCTGCAGTAGGTTGTACGTTTCCTTCATCACCATGCATGAGCAACCAGCCAGGGGCTAATTCATAAGGGTCAGTGTGGTATTGGATACCAAGTTCTTTTAACCCAAGAAAGTTCTCAAGTTGTAACTCTGGTAGACCAAGTAATCCTGGTGCTCGCATTGCAACTGTATTAAATAATCTATCTGTGTGATTACTACGAATCATGTGCTCGATAGTTAAGTCATACAGTACTTGACGAGTTAAATCTCTATCCCGTCCGATAGAACGCTCATACTCTAGTTCGGTCCCCTTCGACCATTTACTGATTGTCTGCATATCCATTTCGTCACCACAGGATACGACAGTATCTGGTTGGTAGTCTCTAATGAATCTAGCCACAGCCTTGGTCGCTTCTACATCGTGGTACGGTACTTGTAAATCAGATATACAGACTATAGTTTTCATGGCTTCTTTTTAACCGCTTTCTTAGTAGTCTTCTTAGGCGATGCTTTCTTTACTGTGCGACGCTTATTCTCTAGCGCTACATTGTCTTTCTTTTTAAGCACTCGCAAGTTAGATAGGCGGTCATCGCCTGCTCTGCCCTTGTTATTCTTATGGTCTACTTCTGAATCTTTCGGTAACTTCTTACCTGTAGCAGTTTCATAATCATGGCGAGCCTTGTTAGTAGACGTTGTTTCCGTCGTACCATCTTTTCTTTTTCTTTTAAATACATAGATTGGTCGTCCACCATTTTGCTTACTACCCTTGTATGGTCCAAATATTTTCTTCATGTTATTCCTATCTCAATAGAGTTGCTATTAAAGCCAACAAGGCCATTAACTGTGATTGAAATGCAAGTAATATCTCAATCATTAATTATCCCATTGTCCTCTCAGTACTAGCAATCCGATGATTGCATAGTTTGCCATGTCCTTAAATGAATCTTCTAGACTCTCATGCTGTGGGTCTGCACCATTATCAACTAAGTTATTGATACGTGCTAACTTATCATGCATACGCACTCGCAGCCCATTGATTGGACCGCCAGGAGCCAGTGATATATTCTTAGGACCGTAATCCCTGTGCTTGCTCAGCAACAGTTCTGATAACTCAGTGGTTGTATCACCAAGGTGAGTCTCTAGATATAACTCTCTTGCTATCATCATTCTTCCTCCTCTAGTAGTTCTTTTAACTCTTCATCTATATCTACCATGTGTTGCTTTATGATTGCTTCTTCAACTAACTCTTTCATCTGGTCGACATCTGTCTGTGCTGCATAGAGCGTAGCGTATGTCATCTCAGTTATATCTTTAATCATTCCTGGGTCGTCTGCATTACGATAGAGTTCCTCTAGTAAAGACCCGAGAAGTAAAGAGTAACCATTGGGTAGTTTAAGTACTGGGTCAAAGATATCTCCTTCATCATCCATTAAATGATTAATAGCATCAAAGATATTATCAAACTCTGTACCACACACCTTGCACTGCGGAATCTCAATCAATGTTCAACCCCATCTTTTCTCTGATGAACTGTGCTCCGTGTCGAATGTAAGCACTGTTAACATCTTCTCCATCTCCAAATGTGACCGTAGTGACAGGGAGTTCTCTGGAGAGACTCGCTGCAAACTCGCGCCCTGGGGCATCACCATCGGCAAAGACGAAGACTCTTTCAAAGTCTGCAAGTAATCTTGTATAGTGCTTCTTCCATGAGTTGGCACCAGGAACTCCAACACAGGGAATTCCGACCAAGCGAGACATTGTAAGCGTGTCCAACTCTCCTTCACAGACACCAATCCAATCTCCAGCAGTCTCGATGTCAAGTACATTGTACATGCGAGTATCAACGCCAACCATACCCATATACTTCGGTTCAACGGCAGGGTTAAGAGAGCGAAAGCGCAAATCAACAACGCCAGTCTTTGTGATGTACGGTATGCTAAGGCGACCAGCGTATTGTTCATGTCCAGGTTCAGGCTCCTCGACTACGCCTAATCGCGCCAGACGTGCTGCTTCCCTTGTTATTCCCCGACTTGCTAGGTAATCTTCCGCCAGAGAGATGCTTCCCGCGTACTTGCTGGTGGCTCTCCCCAGTAATTCCTTCTGCGATAGACTTTGCTTCACGTATATCACACCCTTCTTTCCTAGCAATTATCTGGATACTGTTACCTTGCATACCACATGCAAAGCAGTTAAAAATATTCTGTCTTGTATTAAAACTTGCACTTGCGTGACTATCATTATGAAACGGACACTTGATATTTACTTGACCAGATGTGCGGTTAACTATTGCACCGTAATGCCTCAGCACCGCTACTATGTCTGGTAATTCATCCACCAAATACATCGCCCAACCTTAATACTAAATAGGAATCTGCTATTGACTTGCCTCTTGCTTTAATAAGAACTGCTGGCATTACCTTATCTCTGGTAAGTCCGCGTGCTTCTGCGTAGTGTACGGCTTCAATCTGTGCTTCTTTTGTCCATCCACTAAGGTCAATGGCATTGCCTGCTCCTGGCGCTTTACATTCGATAACGCCAATGCTACCAAGGAAGTCTGAGCGGACAACAACATCGCCCTCATCTCTTGCACCTGTTCGAGCAAGTCGCTCAGAATCGTATCCATTTGCTCGAAACCAGTCTCTAATGTCGGTTTCATATGTTGCTCCTCTGGCCTTGTGTGATTTCCTAGTTGTCATAACTTGCGTATCCAAACTTGGTATTCCTTAGTTAGCAAATCATATCTTCCTTCGTGTTTCTCAAGGAAAGCATCAATTGCTGGGCGAGGTGTTAAGTGTGGAGGCAAATCTTGACCCCACATATAGTCATCAAATGCTAGAATTCCATTAGGCTTAAGACATCTCCATGCATCATTTGCATCTTTAGCAACCTGCTCTTCTGTATGGCCCCCATCAATATAAATAAAATCAAATAATTCTTCTGCTACTTTACTAAAAAAATCATCACTAGTTTTTCGAACCCATCCTACATTTGTATATGGTGATAAACGTCTTCTATAATACTCATAAACATGCTCAAAATCAATGCGAGAATGTTCAGGCTCATCAGAGCCAGCCCATGTATCAACATCTATAAGTGATGAAGTTGGGTCAGTTAAAATGTTTTCTGCCAACCATACACTTGCATCACCAGTATAAACACCTATTTGTAAAAAACGCATATTAGGTTTATCTTGTAAGTGTGGCAAGTAAATCTCAAAGTTATATTTCTGGCCATCAAACCAGTTAGGGAATAATGTCATACGTTCTCTGGGATGTCATCGATGTACATGTACTCTGGGTTGAATGCCAACCAAGTCATTAGCGTTCCGTTTGCATCCGCTCTTCCGTAGCGATTTTTGACTGATGCCACGCCCATTGATGTGCCAACGGTACCAAGCGTGCATATAAGCGCAGGTAGTTGGGAAACTTTTCCTTGGATAGCACTTCTTGGCTGACAAGGATTCCCAGGAACTGCCTCCGAAGTATGATGTAGTACCACAATCGCAGCGTTAGTGTCTCTCGCAAGGAACTTCAACTCCTTCATAATTGCTCGCATAGAAGCGAACTCTTCGCCCCCATCTGTTGCGACATCCATAAGGTTATCCAATACAATGAGAGATGGGCTACAGCCCCACAACTCTTCGAATGCTTGGACTTCCTCATCGATGTCTTCTAAGGTTGGTGATGATTCGAATGACCAGACTATGTGACTTCCTTTTTGGAGAACTGCTTTAGTCCAACCAACATCAGTATTAAGTTTCTGCTCTACGTCTGACTGACTCTTCCCTGAAATCATAGATGCCAAACGCATTGCCATAGTGTGTGCATTAGTATCCGCAGATATGTATAGAGTTGGAACATTAGTCTTAAGTGCTAGCGCTAAGGCCAGCGTAGATTTTCCTGCTCCAGGTGCTCCTGCAAACATAGAAACTTCTGAACGACGAATAATAATCTTGTTCGCTTCGAATGCTTTAAACGAACTAGGAAGGGGTTCCCCCCCAATAGAGGCCCTACCTACTGAACGTACTAGAGTTCTCATTGGCACCCTTCCTAGTTAATTTAAAATGGAAATTGTTCTGGTATTAATTGACTGGCTTGCACTGGTCCGCGCCCTGAGGCATCGGACAGACCCACATCGCGTATGGATTTCCCGTCTTGCTTGAGATTCCCGACTTGTACTTGCGAGGGCCGTGTTGACATGTCGGTCCACCCTGTTGCTGGGTTTGTGGAGCCGTAGCGGACGGAGCCTGCGCCTGGGGCGGAACGGATGATGTTGTTGGCGGAGTGTTTGGCGTTGAAGCCGATGTCGCTAAAGGGGCAACCCCGTAAGCACCGACTACCAAACGCTGCACTGCAGCAATCTGATTTGAATAATCCCCAATACCCTCTAACAGAACACTGAGTTCGTCATTGGTTTGGGCTCTGATGTTAATCATATCCCCAGCAGGGGTCTTATATGATACTTGTAGTTTCCAGTCTTCGGCCATTTATTTATCCTTCTTAATCGAGAATTGGCAGTACTCAGTTAAACCACACATGTACTGACAACTGTTTGTGTTGGGTAAGAATATAGCGTTCTTACGTGCAGCGTCGAATTGCATAATTAGATATTCCATTTTGTCATAAGTGTACTCAGACAGGTCTACCATATCTGACACGTTGTTACCACGTGACATGTAGTAGGTACCCCACTTGACCTCTACGCCAAAGGTCTGTTCAAGACCCAGTTTGTAGAACCCAAGTTGTAGACTGCTTGTTGGTGTGTTCTGTGATGTCTTTAGGTCGACAATGACCAGTTCCCCGTTGACTTCGAAGACACGGTCAATAATCATCTTGACTGGTACATCATTGACGACTGGAGTTAGCGCAAGTTCGATTGCCTTATTGCCATCTGGTGCTGTCCAGATTTTCCAATCAGGGTTAGTCTTGCGCCATGCGATGTAGCCTTCTACCCAACGAGGTCCTGCTGTTTGCCAGAAGGTTACGTCTTCCTTGTTAGGGTTAGCCTTGGTTGCCCGACCACCAACACGTGCATTGGTTAAGTCGGTATCACCTTTAGATAGGTCCCAAGCGGTTGACCATAATGAATTTGCTATAGTCACATGTTCTCCTTATCGTAGTTTTCACACGCTAAGTGGAACGCTGAACCGCCAACGGACCAAACGGATGGGGCTTCTTCCTTGTTGAGGAGTCTGCCGAGATAGTACTGGTACCCACAGGTTAGGTAGGTTGTAAACGCAGAGTAGGACATATGCTCTGGTAGTGTATATTCTTCTAGTTTGATTGACATAGGTAGAACTATACATGTAGGTATCCTAAGCGTTGCTTTCCAACGATGGGTTAATGCCTGTGTATACTTAGTTATGTAAGTAATTATATAAAGGCCTTCGGCCTTATATATTATTTATATATAATATATTATATCTAAGGAGTACTATGTCAAATTTTCTAGAAACGTTTTTAGCGTCAATAGCAGGTATCACAACGTTCTACCTATTAGAAGCAATATACTACGACATCCAGGCTCGTATCCGTGGAAGGCAGTATGAGAACTTCTGGGACAATCTTGAAGAGGAACTACAAAACTAATCTTGCCTAGGCAAACCCCTATCAGGCTGGGGTAAAAGTCGGAGGTCCTGGGTATGACTGTTTAGAACTGCCCCTAAAACGACAAAAGACCCCCTCGCCCTAGTATAATCACTAAGGTAAGGGGGTTTCTTGTCTTAAAAGGGCCTTGGAAGGCTTATAAAGGCTATTCTTTGGAGCCTACTCCGTACTCATCTTCTGCCTTATCCAGCGCTTTGGCTGCTGGTCCTGCTAAGGAGGCAAGAACGATAGATATTGCTGGCTCTAAACCTAGTTGGTTGCTTGCTAGAAATGTAAGGAAAGATACCAATACGCCACGTAGGTATGACTTTAGTACTGCTTTTTGCTTCTTGTCTAGTTTCATTTTTTCTCTTTCTTCTTCGGTAGGGGTTTTACCTTTGATTTAACCTTGTTGATAACTGTTGCTTTAGGCAACCATGTAAACCATGGCTTAGTTATCTTTCCACAAGATTCTTTAATGGAAATATGTAGGTGCTTATTATGAGGGTTGCTTCCAGTATAAGGACGCTCACCCTTTTCTGGGGACCATATCTTACCTTTGAAAATTAAATACTTAACCCGACTGTCTAACTTGAAATGGAAGTATGCCTCATGGCAGTTAATACCAAATACTGGGTCATGTGTTAGGTCAACGGCAAAGCCAGTGTTGTGGTCTGAGTTAGGACTCTGTGTTAGGTGAGCAGCAGAAGGTAGAAGACCATCGCTTGCTTTGTTCCTCTTTGGTTTTAATGCCGTCGCTTGGCGCAGAACAGCAATTGCAGCAGGCGTGGCTCTCTTGGCTACAGGTTTCATTTACCATCTCTTCCCTTTTGAATCATTATCTGGTAGAGTATCTCTACTTTTTCCTCTAGTCTAATAACCGAGTCTTTAAGGCTTGACCCAGAATTGGGCTTTAGTTCGTATAGATAATGCTTTACTAACCAGCGCACCGAGCCCGCAAATGCAGACACTATTGCTATTACAGATACGATTAGTGCGGCCCAATTTGCTGCAGTCATTACATTATGCTCCTAGAGTTATACGGTACGGATAGTTATTTCAAGTGCGCCACCAAAGCCATCAAAGCGCTTGTCTGGTGGTGTCATACGGGTAAAGGTTACTTGCTCGATAATTGCCTGACGAGATTCACCAGTTGATAAATCTTGCCAGATTATTACATCGCCACTTTCTTCTATGTCTTCCAATAACTGGATACGGTCAAAGGCTCTGCCTTCATATCCAAATATAGTGTTGTACTTATCTGTTTCAACATCAAAGCAATAAACAGGGAATCTCACAACACGCTGACGCGGGGTTGCAATTGTTGCCTTTGCTTGGTAGCCCTTAAAGATTGGCCCCTTACTGCTATCTGTAGCATCACGGGACATAATGAATTTGTAGGCTACATATTCCTGAGCAGTTGCTGGGCTTGATGTAGTAACTTCTACTGGTGAGATGTTAGAATCATAGGAGATGTGGTCGTACTCAACTCCATTTTTATCTACAGTCTCAAGTATCATGGAGCCATATGTAAACTCACCACGACCAAGTAGGCGTTTAAAGTTCTTTGGCTCAAGTGTATTGTAGCGAATGTTTCCTGTTGTAATGTAACCACTAGGTACTAATTCAGTTGCTGACTCTAGGTAGATTGCTCCATCTGTAGTTTCATGCGCTGTGCAGAAAGCAAGTCTATTAGTTGTTCCAAGAAATGCAACACCAGTTGTGTAGTGTTCTGTTTCTTGAGTTACTTGCAAGTCATTTGCGTATGCAAAACGAAGTGTCTCTAGTTGATTACTAAGGTCAATACGAGTAAGCCCACCATCAAGTGCGCCAATTCCAGTAGATGCCCAGACGTAGTGGTCACGTGCAGCAAAGTCATAGACTGGTTGTGATGTTTCTAGAATAAGCGGACCATAGTTAAGTGAACCATCTTGGTCATTAATTGCAGCAACACGCACACCCTTGTTGGTGCCAATCATTATATAGCCTAAGTAGTAATACAACTTCTCAACTATTTCACCAGCAGGCATTTCTGCTGCAACAACAGCAGATGTTAAGGTTGGCATAACACCAGAGGTGTTTAGTGTATACTTTTGTATGGTTGAATAGATACCTGAGTGACCCGCTGTGTAGATAGCAGGCCCAGAAGCGGCTACGCTTGTGTAATGATAGTTTGTGTTAGGGTTAGTAAAGATGGCAGTTGGTAAAGCAGTAGCCGTTGTTGCTACCTCATAGACTTTATTATTTACGCAAAGCACAATTCTGTCTTTGATAAACTCCATTGTTGCATTTTGAATCACAAGTCCAGTTTCAGTAAACATTGGAGATGGAATAGTTGTTGTATTATCAGTCAATGCTTTTTTGTACATATGAAGTTTGTTAGCGCCACCTGCAACAGCATTTGCTACCCAATAGGCATTTACACCATCATCGCAGATAGCACGTACTGGCTCCGCTCCTCCAGTATTATAATCAATAAAGTGAGTTACTGTTCCATCTGCAGAAATTTTGTCTACGTCATACTCATCATGGAGTAGCACTCCCTCAGTACCGCTCCATTGTATAGAACGAACATGTTGGTTAGGATGTTGATGGTCAGTACCAGTTACTGCACCAGTAGTTTCGTGTGTATCAACTACATCTTTAAGTAGAGTTACTTGTCCTTTAGTCCAGACATCTATACCCTTACTATCAGCAAAACGATGTGCTACTATTTCACCAGCAGATGGGTCATAGAACTTAATACCTGTTCCACTATGAAATGATGACTGTGAGCGAATCCACCAACCAGTTAGAGATTGCTCTCCTGGCTCACTACCATTGTCAAACTGTTCCTTACGAAACGGTGCAGTCTGGCGAATGTAAGGACGAGCATCATTGATTGCATAGATAAACGGCATGCCACCAACCGCTACATCGTAGGCAATATCAGTGTTTTGCCAGATAGATGCGTCAGAGACTACACCAACGTCTACAGCAATAGCCCGATTAGCACGACCTTCGGTTATATCTCTACCAGCCACCGTATCTCCTTAAATAAATATACTTGATTCTGCAAAATCTACTTCTGCTAACGCATCGTACTTGTGTTCTTTAGAACAGTTACCGCAGTCTTTACACATTACTGATTAGACAACAATGCCGCTTCAAGTTCCAGTCGTCTTGCTTCTTCTTCTGGAGTTAGGTCACGCTCTGTAATTGTTTCTTCACCTGTTTGAATGTTAAATTCTTTTTCTGTTATTTTCATTAGTTTGCTCCGTATACATAAATTGTTCCAGCAGTGTAATTTGTAGGATACAAACTAACAAATGTCAGACTTGACACGGTAGATGTTCCTGTGTATTGACCATTTCCAAAAGCAGGTCCAGCACCATAACCACTAGCACCACCTGAAACTTCAACCATTTTTACGCCTGATGTAGCAGCACCTGAAATTTTTAGAGACACTGTACATCTATCGTATTGAATATTTGCTCCGCTTTCTCCAAGCAATTCAATGTAACTGTTACTATTAGGTGCTTGATTTAAATAAGTTGGTATACCACCATTACTATTTACGTTATCCTGGAAGTTAAACCTCATACCAGCAAAACCGTATTTATTTGTTGAATCTGCGTTTATTCTTAACCCTAATAAATTACCTGCGCCTGTGTATATGCCATTAATAAAAACATAAATCTGGTCCATATTAGATATACCACTAATTGTTAAAGTACTCAGACCAGCAATAGAAGTTCCACCTGCATTAAGGAGTGAGAAACTTTTTGTAGTTGCTGGCGTAGCGGGAGCAGCCCACTTGAGTCCAGTAGCAGTAGAACTATCTGCCGTAAGCACTGTGTCGTTAGAACCAACTGCTAATCTTGCAACAGTATCAGATGCGCTAGCAGCAATAATATCGCCTTTAGCATCTACGATAGTAGGTGCTATTGCAGATGAACCAGTAATCTTACTGTCAATCTGTGTCTGCACAGCAGAAGTTACGCCATCTAGGTAGCCTAACTCTGTGGCTGATACAGTTGTTAGGGCTGTACCTGCGTTGGCTAGGTCTCTTGCTTTACTCATTAGTTGTTTCCCTCCAGGATAGGTCATCTTCTGACCAGTAGTAAATCTTTCCTTCAACTACGGGTGCAGGTGTAGGTGCTTGCCATTGACAAGTATCTTCATCTAGTACCCAAGAGTTAAACGGCTTAGGTGCTATAAAAGCATTTCTTGTAGCATCATAAGTAAATCCAATGCCAGCATAGTTCTTGCGAATGTTACCGTTGTAAGATGTTTGAACCCAACGAGTATCCTCGCCTAATAGAGACTTGCAAAAGATAATTCCTTTAGTTTCACTCTCTACTCCGTCAAGAAGTAGTTCTTCATTAGCCACAACAATTACTTGTGTGACTACATTGTTTTCATCTAGTTGTGCAAAGTGTGCCATTTTTTTTCTCCTTAGAAGGTAATACTACCTGAGCCTGTCCATATGTAAATTTTATATCCTCCACTTGTTACAAAGGTGGGAGAGCCTGTTGTAGATGTTGCTGAAGCCCATTGGTCAGAATAACGAATTGCTACTAAACCTGAACCACCTGCTTTTGCATTTGTATTCATACTATTAGCATTACCACCGTAAGAACTGGCACCGCCGCCGCCTCCAGTATTTGTACTTCCAGCAAGTGCAACTACAGAAGCACTAGCACCACGACCACCACCTTGAGTTCCTGTTCCTCCAGGATTACCAAATCCACCACCGCCTCCTGCTAAACCTAATTCAGAACCAGTAAATGATGTAGTTGCACCAGTTCCACCGTTGGCTCCTGTGGCATAGTTAGTTGCACCACCGCCACCTCCGCCAGACGGCGTAGCATATGCACCATTATTACCTTCGGATGGGTCATACCCACCTTGGTTACCTGAGCCACCGCCGTTTGATTCGTAACCAGCGCCACCTTTACCGCCACCTCCGCCTGAACCACCATCTGCTCCTGGTTGTCCTGCGTAGTAAGAACCACCTCCGCCACCGCCAGTAGAACTAATACTAGAAAAAACTGAGTTGCTGCCTTTACCGCCTCTTGTAGTATTACTAGCATCAACTGAATTACTTACGCCAGCCGTTCCGCCTGCACCAACGGTTACAGTATAAGAAGTGCTTTGAGTTATAGCAAAATTGTCTGCAGTTCTATAACCACCAGCACCGCCTCCGCCACCTCCGCCTCCGTAGGTAGAAGAACCGCCTCCGCCACCTCCGCCTGCAACAACTAAATATTCAACTGTTGGTGGAATAGGATTAAAGAAAAGATTGCCTACTAGTAGTGAGCCACTTTTAGTTTTGTTTTTAATACTTATAACAGACATTAGTAAGTAATACTCCCGCTTCCAGTAAATGTATAAATATAATATGAACCTGATGTTGTTGCAGTTGGACTACCTGTCGTAGATGCTGCTGCTTGGGTTGCTCTAATTATTACAACACCTGAGCCTCCTGCACCGCCTGTAGCGGTATATGCTCCACCTTGAAGTGCAGATGAACCACCACCTCCGCCACCAGTATTTGCAGTTGCTGCAAAACCGCCACTTGCACTACCAGCACCAGTAGTTCCAGCGTTTCCGCCACCGCCAGCACCGCCTGTGCCTCTAGTTCCACCTTGATAAGTACCGCCTCCGCCACCACCAGCATAGGTTACTGATGAACCAGTGATTGAAACTGCAACACCTGCTCCACCATTACCACCTGCAGTAGTTGTAGCACTTCCTGCTATAGCGCCTGCACCACCACCACCGCCTGAGCCGTAGTTATCTGGTTGCGTTCCTACTGTTCCTGCATAACCTTGGTTAGCCGTTCCAGTACCGCCAGCCTGTAAATCAGCGCCACCACCACCGCTACCACCATTGAATCCACCTTGATTTGCTGCACCTCCACCACCTCCACCATTAGATGTGATTGTTGAAAATACAGAATTGCTACCAGTATTACCTCTTGCAGAACTATTATAACCAGCAGAGCCAACGGCTCCACCTGCGCCAACTGTGACTGTATAAGAAACACCAGGAGTAAGTGTAAGTGGAGATTCTAAAGTTCCACCACCACCAGTAGCAGTTACAGTAGAACGTAATCCACCTGCACCACCACCTCCGCCGTATGCGGAACCTCCAGCACCTCCACCTGCGACTACAAGATAATCAGCAGTAACTACAGGTATAAAAGCAGTATTACCAACAAGGAGACTGCGACTAAACACTCCAGTCTTAAGACTTCTAATAGCCATTGTTACTCCTTAAAATCTAATAGTTCCTGAACCAGTCCATTGATAAATTCTATATCCACCCGATGTTGTAATTGTAGGGCTACCTGTTGTGCTTCTTGCTAATTCGTAAGTATCTGAATAACGAATTGCTACAAATCCTGAAGCGCCTGTAAAACCTGCTCCATTACTATTTGAGCCAGCGCCGCCATTACCTGAGTTTGCTGGTGTAGAATTTGTTCTACTTGAAGCACCACCACCCATTGCGCGAGTTACGGGTGTTCCAGTAATTGAAGATTCTGAACCAGCACCACCATCTTGGGCTTGACCGAAGCCACCTAGTGGAGCAGAACCACCACCACCAGCGGCACCTCCGCCACCACCACCTGCATTAATTCCACCTGAGCCACCATTGTTTCCCTGTGAAGGAGAAGTTGAAGGAGTATTACCAGCACCACCTTGTGGTAGTCCACCACCATTTGTCCAACCACCGCCACCACCTGAACCGCCAGCGCCACCGTTTAACCCTGTTCCGCCATTAGGTCCTGCACCACCGTATCCACCACCAGCAGAAGAAATAGAACTAAAGACTGATGCGTTGCCGTTTGTTCCGTTGGAATTATTACCAGCAGCGCCACCAGCGCCAACAGTTACAGTTATAGATGTGTTAGGTGTAACTGCTAAACCAGTTGCAGTTCTATAACCACCTGCGCCAGCACCACCAGCGGCAATTCCACCACCTCCACCACCTCCGCCTCCAACAACAAGGTATTCAACATCTGGTGGAGCAGGGAAATAAGAATCATTACCAACAAGCATACTGCCAGAAGATATTACTCCAGTTTTATAACTTGAGACTGACATTAGGCTGTAGCCTCGTCTCCAAACGCTGAGAACGCTAGGTTCGCAGTTGATGCGTATACTGAAATCACATCCGTAGTTGCTAGTGTTAAACCTACTGTAATAAGAGTTGAGTCAGATGCGCCTACTGTAATGTCATAACCAATATAGTGCTGGTTAGCAATGGTTGCTCCTGCTGGGCGTACCGCAATACGGAACGTAGCAGAAGTTGATGTTAGGTTAGCAACTGATATAGTAGATACCACTGCTTCTTTTGCAGAAGGTACCGTGTATAGAGTTGTAAGTGTTGTTGCAGATGGGTTTACTTGCCCAAGTACTTTCTTTGTCATTTTTTATATCCTTTGCTTAGGCACCCATCAGCATAAATACTGACGGTGTAGGGTCGGTTACGATTGAAGCCCAAGAAGCGGCTGTGCCGTTCGTGGTTAAATATTTTCCTGTATTGCTTGTCTGCGATGGTAGAGCATCTACTGCTCCCCAAGAAGCAGCAGAGCCATCTGTGGTTAAATATTTTCCTGTGTTTCCTGTTTGTGAAGGAAGTGCATCTACGGCTGACCAGGCAAGTCCAGTTGCTGTAGAAGAGTCTGCTTTTAAGTAATGTCCGTTAGTTCCAACGGTTAGTTTTCCTATAGTGTCTGCAGATGTACCTGCAATTAAGTCACCCTTAGCATCAATGACTGTTGGGCTAATTACATTTGCTACTTCAAATGGAGTAAAGGTAATAATCTCAAGAATATCTCCAGCGGTTAAAGCAGCAAGAGATGTAATGCTAGAACCGTTAGAGGCTGTGTAATCTGTGGTACGAACTAATAGGACACCATTAAGGTATACCTGCTCTTTGCCAACAATATATGAAAGTGTTAATCCATTATCGTCTGGACCTGACTCTGATGTCTCTCCGCCTGACGCTGTGTAGCGATAGCGGAAGATGTCTGCAGTAGATGAGATAGAACCCCAAGCAGAACCTGTCCAAGCAAACATAGCATTAGATACTGAGTTCCAATATAGAGCACCAGTTATTAAAGCATTTCCATCATTGTCTACAGAAGGAGCAGATGACTTGCTACCTAAGTAGCGGTCATCAAAGTTATCGTATGATGTAGCAGCAGCGGCAGCACTTGCTGCAGCAGCGGTAGCAGAACCAGCAACAGTATCTACATACGCCTTTGTAGCAGCGTGTAGGTTAGATGATGGAGCACCTGAAAGAGTAAGAGCACCAGTCATAGTAGAACCTGACTTGAGCACTACTGTAGATTCAAATGAACCACCGCTAGAGATTGCTGTAGCAATTTCATTAAGAGTGTTAAGTGTGCCTGGGGCACCATCTACTAGAGCATTTACCTGAGCATCAACATATGCTTTAGTTGAGGCATCTGTATTATCTGTAGGTGTAGCAAGACCAGTAATCTTCTGTGCATTTAATGCAACCGAAGCAGTAGGTGCAGCCATCTGGTCTAGACGGTTAGTGCGTACTGCTGTGTTGAAATCTGAGATAGTTGATGCAGTCTGGCTACCAGTATGGTTAGCGCGGGCATAAGGGTCAGAAACTAACTTGGCTGCAGTAATAGTTCCATCTGCAATATCTGTGGCTACGATAGTTCCATCAACCAAGTCAGCGG